GGGATTTACATGAACTGCTAATGTCATTTGGAATGAACATAATTGTAGCAGCAGGGTTCATCCATGATTTTTATGAATATAGAAAAGAAAAAGTAACCAATAAAAACAAATAAAATGCAAGAACAACCAAGGTTGAACATTGACTTCAAAAACACAACAGCTGTAACTGGCTTTGATGGTGGTCATTTATTTGGACAAGCAATCATTGTCCGTAAAATCTCTAAATTTTTAATCGGAGCTGAAGAGGATTCACTCATTCCAATCCCAGTTTTCTATGACATGGAAAGTAAGAAAATCCTACCTGATTCACTTCCACCAGATCTTCGTGACGAATACAAAGATATTACTTTAGATGCCTAAGAAACAGATAAAAGATTTATGGGGGTGGTTAAATGAAATCACCCTTTATAAAACTCCTATTGAAAATATTTCGGAAGAATCATGGGAGAAATGGAACTCTTATATGGTTCACCGGTATTTATCAATGGATGTACGTTATGTTGAACTAGCAAACTATGTTCAAACTCTACCATACGAGAACAAACAACAAACATATACAATTTATAGAGAGATGATCCCAAAAACCAAAACGTTCTTGAAATATATCAAGTCAAGAACAAAAAGACAGCCTGCTACTTTGGTAGAGTACGTAGCAAAACATTTTGAATGCGGTTTAGGCGAAGCCGAAGAATATATTGACATTTTACGCGAACATGGCGTACGAAAAGTTTTGTACGACATGGGAGTAGAAGATAAAGAAATAGAAAAGTTATTAAAAAAATGAATAGAGAAATTAAGGTTACAGATTCAATTGTAGATTCCATCATAGACAAATTTGTTAATAGAGCCACATTTGGAAAACAAAAATATGGAACAGACATGGACCGTAACGACTTATCTTTAGAAGAATGGCTAGAGCATTCCATCCAGGAAAAAATGGATGACATATTATATATCCAGAAAGCTTTAATGGTCTTGCGCGAAGCGAAAAACTCATAATATTTATCATAAAATACTAAAATGGTACAAGAACAACTTAGAATGCAAATGTTAGCAGGTGTAATCACAGAAGGTGAATACAAAACAAAATTGCAAGAAAATGAAGTAGCTGCAAAGAAAAAATCAATCAACGAACATATGATCGGAGGAATTGTAGGAATTGGAGCAATTAACCAAATCCCACCTCGTACTAAAGCAGTTTACGAAGATGCTTTTGAATACTTTTTGAGCCAAAAATATTCTTTAAACGAAGTAGAAGATGAAATGGTAAATTCTAATATGTTAAAGTTATATATTGACAAACTAATCGACTTAGCTGATGATTACGAATACACCCCAGAAATGGTAGATGAATTAGAAAATCTTAAAAATACTTTACCTAGTGGGTCTATGAGTAAAGAAGATGCTCTTAATATAGCTCAAAAAACTATTGATATTACTGAAGATGATATTGACGCTGCTGAAGCTTTAAATCAAGCTATTAGTGGTGATTATGAATTAGGTGAGGGTAAAGAAGTAGAAGAACCAAGCAACTACTAAAATGAACCCAAGAGACACAATCACATTAGACGTCCCTCTATTTATTCGTTTACTCGAATACGCTAGAGAAGATGCTCAAGCCGATATGGATCTACACAACGTAGCAGAAAACGCAATCGGTTTAGCACTTTCAGGTAAAACGTTAACAATGGACGATTACAGTTCAATTGTTGGATCTCAAGAAGATATTGCTGAAATTAGAGCATGGCAAGTAAGGGCAGGGATCATTAAATAAAATAAAACATTTTTATAGAAAAGCTTGCCTATCGGCAGGCTTTTTCTTATCTTTAGGTAATGAAAAAAAAGTTACCTTCTATATTAAAGGAGATAAAAACTAAGGTTTTACCCGAAATTGATTACGCAACACAAAAATCCATTTCATATTCCCAAATGTCTATGTTCAATGAGTGCCCTAAAAAATGGTCACTCCAATATAGAGAAGGACACAAACAATTCACTTCTTCCATTCACACAGTTTTTGGAACTGCATTACATGAAGTACTCCAAGCATATTTAACTACAATGTATGAAAAAAGTGGGGCGGAAGCAGATAGATTAAACACATACGAAATGCTTGAAGACGCATTACGTGAAGAATATAAAAAACAATACAAAGCAAATAACAACCAACATTTCTCAGCTCCTGAAGAACTTAGAGAATTTTTTGAGGATGGAATAGAGATCATAAGAGAGTTTGCAAAAGACAGAGGTAAATATTTTTCTAAACGTGGTTGGCATTTAGTGGGATGTGAAGTACCTCTTATTCTTCATCCATCTCCAAAACTACATAATGTGATGTTTCAAGGTTATCTTGATATTGTAATGTATCATGAACCAACAAATACATTTAAAATCATAGACATTAAAACAAGTAGACAAGGTTGGAGCAAAAAAGAGAAATCAAACGAACAAAAACAGTTTCAACTTATCATTTACAAAAAATACTATTCGGAACTATACAACGTACCAATAGAGAATATAGATATAGAGTTTATGATAGTAAAACGTAAAATATTTGAAAGTGAGAAATTCACCATCAAACGCGTGCAATTATTTAAACCCTCATCAGGTAAAGTAAAACTAAACAAAGCAACAAAATCGATTGAAGAATTTATAGAACAAGCATTTGATCGCAACGGTTACAAACAAGTTGAACACCAACCAAAAGTAAATGATAATTGCAAGTGGTGTCCATTTCATAAGACTCATCTTTGCTCTGCGACCTATTGACATCCCTACATATGTATATACAATAACACAAAATTAAAAACATATGAGTGATAAAAAACAAGTACTAACGAGCGTCAAACTAGATGTAGACCTATTTGAAAATTTTAAAATCGAATGCATTAAACGTAAATTTTCGTTTCAAAAATTAAGTGAAAGAGCGATTCACCTATATTTAACAGACGAAGAATTTAGAAAAAAAATTCATAACCATAGCGATTTAAGCTTGGAAACCGAAGGATAGAGTTATAGATTTACACAAAACAAATATAGTTATATGAATTCAAGTTTTAAGTATCTTCCTCAAAATGAGAGGAAAAAAATCATGCTAATTTGCGACGACTTAAGAGTACACTCCGGTGTAGCTACAGTAGCGCGCGAACTAGTTTTAAACACAGCCCAACATTTTAATTGGGTAAATATTGCGGGAGCAATAAACCATCCGGAAAAAGGAAAACGATTTGACATTTCCGCAGACACCAATGCAAATACAGGCTTAACAGATGCTTCTGTTTTCTTGTACCCTGTTGACGGTTATGGAAACCCAGATTTGATCCGTCAGTTGATTCAAATTGAAAAACCGGATGCAATCATGTTAATTACCGATCCAAGGTATTTTGAATGGTTATTTCAAATTGAAAACGAGATTAGACAGGAAATGCCTATCATTTACTTGAACATCTGGGATGATTATCCGGCACCGTTGTATAACAAAGCATTTTACGAGTCGTGTGATGCATTGTTAGCAATTTCAAAACAAACAAGGTTAATCAATGAACTTGTTTTAGGTGAAAAAGCTAAAAACAAAGTGATTCACTATGTTCCTCATGGATTGAACCATGAATTATATTATCCGATTGAAAAAGAGGATGAATTGAAGGAACTTGAAGCGTTTAAAACAAACTTGTTTGGAGGAAAAGAAAAGGACTTTATTGTATTCTTTAACTCTAGAAACATTAGACGTAAACAAATTCCGGATACTATGTTTGCTTTTAAAATATTTTTAGATACATTGCCAAAGGAAAAAGCAGCTAAATGTGCTATGGTAATGCATACCGAAGTTATAAGCGATCATGGAACAGATTTGGAAGCAGTTAGAAAAATATTATTCCCGGATTATCCAGAAGCAATTTATTTTTCGGTTAATAAATTAGATAACAAACAGTTAAATCAACTTTATAACATTGCGGATGCTCAAATTTTATTGACTTCAAATGAAGGTTGGGGATTGTCGTTGACAGAAGCTATTTTAGCAGGAACTGTAATTATAGCAAACGTAACAGGTGGTATGCAAGACCAAATGCGTTTTGAAGATGAAAATGGAAACTGGTTTGTACCATCACCAGAACTACCTTCAAATAATACAGGGCGTTTAAGAAAACATGGTTCATGGGCGTTTCCGGTTTATCCAACAAATCGTTCACTTCAAGGTTCACCTAAAACACCTTATATTTGGGATGATAGATGTAACGCTGAAGATGCAGCCATTCAAATTGGGAATGTATATGCATTAGATAGAGAAGCAAGAAAAGAACTTGGTAAAACAGGAAGAAATTGGGCTGTAAATGAAGCAGGTTTTACAGGAGAGCATATGGGAGTTAGAGCAATTCACGCGATAGATAAATTATTTAACACGTGGATTCCGCGAGAAAAATATGAGCTAATCAACGTTAATGACATTAAAGAAGACACAATTAATCACGCATTTGTATATTAAAATATGGAAAATTTAACCCAAAAACTAACACCGAAAGAGATATATGATAATTATATCGATCATCCTACAACAGAGGATACATTCAAATTATTTTACACACGAAAACTTGATGATGGTGTAGAATTAAAAGTTCAACAGTTTGAGTCAAAGGACGAGGATTACTGTATCTCTTTATTAGAATCAATAATAGAATCAGAAGATTTCCTTGGATGGCCATTTGGAGATAAAATTAATAAATAAAAAGTTATGAGTAAACCAACATTTGTAATCA